GTATCCGGTGATGACCTGCGTGCCATTGGCCCGCGTCTCAATCGTGAGCTCGGCCTCGGGCACTTCCTCAAAGGCGAGGCAGCGGCGTTCAAGTTCCATCTGTCGTGTCCTCCTCTTCGGCCTGGTCTTCGGCGTCATCGGCCGGCGTGTCTTCATCCTCGGCGGGCGGCTCTGGCATCGGCTCCGGGGCCGGCGGCTCCTGGCCCACCTTGTCTAGCGTGGTCATGTTCAACTGCACGAAGTGCTTGTCGCCTTCCGGCCCGATTGGGTTGAGGTTCTCAAGCTCGCGGATCTCGTTGATCGTCATCCACCCGTTCTGCAGGGCCGAGACGTAGTAGGCAGACCGGCTCGCGTGGTCGCCACGCAGTAGGCCACTCACGCTGTGCTCGGCGAAATACCGCTCATCGTCCACGATCAGGTCACGCGAGATCGCGGCTTCCCATCGCTTGAGATGTGGCAACAGGCAGTGCTGCACAAACTCCGTGCCCTGCACCTCGATGTTGCTGTACGTCGAGCGGGTCAGGTCTTGGATCATGTGCGGCGGCACACGAAACGCCCGGCAGATCTCGATCACCTGATACTGCCGCGTCTCGAGGAACTGGGCCGCCTCGTTGCTGCCGCTGAGTTCGTGAGCCTTCACGCCATTCGGAAGCACCGCCGTGCGGTGTGCACGATCCGGCCCACGGTGCATCCGCTCCCACTGCTCACGCAGACGCTCAGCCGCCTCGGCCGGGATCGGGTTGTCACTCTCCAGCACGATGCCGGGCCGGGCACCGTTGCCGAAGTAGGTGGACCCGTGGGCCTCCAACGCCTGGGCCAGCCCGATGGCGTTCTGGAAGATCTTGTACGTCGGGATCGCCTTGATGCCGTCCTCGGTCGTGAACCGCAGGGCGAAGATCTGCTCTTGGCTGTAGACCGTCTGCCGGCCGCTCGGCTCGCGGTAGCGATACCGCAGCGTGCCGTCTTCCAACCGCTCGGCTTCCATCCGAGACGAGTGCAGCGGCCACAGTTCCGACACGGCACCGCGAGCACCTGGGCGGATCTCGGCGTAGCTCGCACCGTAGTGGAGGTACATGCCCGTCATCCAATCCCGAAACTCTTGGGCCGTCTGCCACGGGTTGGGCTGCATGTGCAGCAGGCGATACACGGGGTGGCTCGTGGCCTTTTGCTTGCCGCCATTAGCGAGCCGCTCAAAGACGTGGAGCGGCAGGGCCGAGACGGCGTCAGAGATCACCCGGATGCAGGCCGTGTAGGCCGAGCACGCCATCGAGTTGTCAGCGTTGACGCGAACGCCAGACGGCGTACGGCTGGAAGAAACCTCGGGCCAGTCGATGCCACGCAGGTCGAACATCTTGTAGTCGGCGACGGCGTTTTCGTTCATAGGGTGATGATGTCCCAGTTCTGCTCGGCTGGTTTCGCAGTCGCCACGGCGTGCAGCCCGAGGCCCATCACCAGCGAGACGATGCCGTCGATGCGTTCCGTGCTTTTGGCCTTGCTCGGCTTGATGTTGCCCTGGTGGTCGGTCTGCACTGCCACGTTGCCAGCCATCCACGACAGTACCGGATGATTCCCGTGGCGGATCTTCTCCGAGAGCACGAGGTTCTCCAACTGCTTGCTCGGGCTGCTCATGGAGCCGTAGCCCTGTCCAAAGCCTGTCACATTCACGCCTTCCCCTTGCAGTTGGGTAGCGAGTTGAGTGGCGTTCCAGCGGTCGATTCCCACCTGCCGGATATTGAACTTCTGTGATAGCTCGACGATGTCGCGGCGGATCACGTCGTAGTCGGTGACGTTCCCATCGGTGGCTCTGATGTACCCGTCACGGATCCACCCGATGTAGTCCACCTTGTCCCGCTGCGTCCGCTCGGCGGCGTTCTCCTGCGGAACCCAGAAGAACGGCAGCACGTCGAAGGTGCCATCGTCGGCCTGGCTCACCAGCACCAGGGCCGACAAGTCATAGGTGGTCGCAAGGTCGAGCCCGGCGTACCACTCACGCTGCTCGAGGTCGCCAGACAGCGGCTTGCCGCACTTGGCCCAGTTGTCGGGCGAGAGCCACCGCACGTCCTGGGTGGTCCAGACATTGAGCCTGTATCGCAAAAAGCTATTGAGCTTCGACGGCGATTGCTCGGCTTCGCGGGCGTCGGCCGCGAATGACTCCACTGTGATCGTCTCGCCCAGAGACGGGTTGGCCTTGTGCCACGTCTTCGGGTCTTTCCAATCGTCATCGGGCGAGGCGGCGTAGATGCACCCGAAGAATGCAGGGTCCACCGTTGGGTCGGCAATGCACCGCTCGGCGTATGCGTGCTGTTCCCAGCAGATCGACTTGCGGTCGTAGCCCGCCGTGGTGATGGACAGAATTAGCGGCTGGCGGCGGGCGGCACCGCCGTACCGCAGCGCGTCCCACAAGCGGCGATCACGCTGGGCGTGCAACTCGTCAAACAGTAGGGCGTGAATGTTCAGTGGTGACTGGCTTGTGCCCCTCAAGCCGAAGCCTGAGGGGCACAAGCCAGTCCCTCGGCTCTGAATGCGTCAGCACTCAGCACCCGATAAAACGAATTGCTTTTTTTGTGAACGATGGTCTTGCGGCTGTCGATCACCTCAAGGTGCCGAGACAGGGCAGGGGATGCCCGCACCATGGACGCCGCTTCACGGTAGATGATGCCCGCCTGCTCGCGGTCGCAGGCCGCACCATAGACTTCCGCCCCAGGCTCGGAGTCGAAGGCGGTCATGTAGAGAGCGATGCCGGCGAGTGTGGTGGACTTGCCCTGCTTCTTCGGAAGCTCGATGTACCCGACGCGGTGCTGCCGCAACTCGTCTGGGTTCAGCCGGCCGAAGAGCTCTCGCATCACGTGGTGCTGCCACGGCAGGAGCGTGAACGGCTTGCCGGCGTTCTGCCCCTTGCTGTGACGCAAGATCTTCTCGAAGAAGTGCACAACCCGCTCGTACTTTGCCTGTCCCTCTTTGCAGAGATCAGGCACCGTGGAGCTTGAAGAACTCCTCGACTTCGTCGGTTGGCTTTTCTTCCTTGCCACCTAGCCGCGTCCTACTGCTCGGGGTCAGGCCAAACTCGCCCATTAGCGAAGCCTGGAGCGCCACTAAACTGCGATACAACGGGCCAGCCGGATTCGGTTTGACCCCACCGAGGTCGGTTCGCATCACCGGGCCAGTGGCCCGCAGCTCAAGTAGGCACGCCTGCGTCGCAGCGTACACCTCGCACAAAGTCGCCAACGCTTCGCCGTCAGCAGTGGTGAGTGTGCCGAGGCCAAGCAGGATCGGCACGAGCTCGTTCCACTTCTCCACGGCGAGCGGCTCGACCATGAGACGCTTCGGCATCGGTGGCGATCCAGCCGGGGCCGGCAGGTCGGGCCGGATCGCACGCTTGCCAGGGTTGCCGGCCAGGCGGCGGACGCTGGCGGGTGCCGGCTTGGGTCCGCGTTTTCCCACGGTCAAAAACCTCGCGGAAACTTGCGGCCGCGCTCACGGAGGAAGCGACCGGGGTTTTTATTGGCCAAAGTTGGGGTGATTTCGACCACCCTGGTCTCGGCTCGCGGTCGGCCGCGAGGCCACGACCTGGCTCGCACACGCGACCGCGACGCGATTTTGCGACGCGACTTCGCCTTGCTCGCGTCGCGTTTTGCGTCCATGGCACGACCTGCAAAGCGTTTGGCCATTTGCCACGTCGTACCTGGCACCACCTTGGCTAACAGGCACAACGTGGTCTGCTTGTGCGTACTCCTGGCAGACAGCCCCGCAGGCTTTGCATTGCCACGCGTCCCGCGTCAGCACGGCTTGCCGCCATGCTCGGTGTGCCTTGTCGCAGTAGCCGCGTGCCGCCGCGTTGGGCCTGGCACTATCGTCTCGCCGTTGACGCGACGCACGCAGACGCAGCGGCCTATGGGCGGGTATGCGTTGCGGCATAGGGGGGGCATCAGCTCTTGAACATCACCACACCGCTGGTGCCGGTGCTGTTCGTCGTGGCCGAGACGATCTTCAGATACTCAGTGCCGAACACTTCGTCAGGCAGCGAGTAGGCCCGGCCATCCGTGCTGGAAGCGGCCAGCGTGAGGTCAGCCACACTGCCGTCGCTCTTGTACAGCCGCCGAAAAGTGCCGGTGCTCGATGGGCTCACCCACATCTGGAGCGTGCTGGCGTTCGTGTTCATCGTGCCGAACGACACGACGGCCCCTGCAACGTCACGCATGTCGAGCGTGGTGGCCAGGCTCGTGGCGGTGTGCAGCGTGATGTCGAAGTCGCGGTACTTACGCGAGATGATCGAGTCGGCCATGCGTGGTCTCCTGTGCCTTTAGGCTAGGGTGGGGGGGCGTTAGCCTTGCAGTGGATCGGGCGGCAGCAGCGCCACGGCATCGGCCCACGGGATTACCTCGACGCTCAAGAGGAGCACGGCCTGGTCCGCCGCCGCCCACATGGCGTGGAGTAGACCGCCGGGCATCACCTCAGTGAGAACGTCGGCACAGAGCATGAGGCGGCCGTCACTCAGGACGCGAGGCATCGGCACGCAGTTGGTGGTGCCGTGTTCCGCGTGGAGTTTCGCGAGCCTCGCGGCGAGTTGCGGCGTGAACACCAGAGCGTATTGCTTGGAATCCTCGTATGAGATCGGCAGCGTAAGTTCTGCGAGTGTCATGGGATGGCGGCCGTGATGGCAGTGAACAACGTCGAAAGCCTGCTATCTAGCGTGGCAAGCGTCATCGACGAGCCGATGGAATACCAGCGGAGACGGCAGTCAGCGTGATTAGTGACAGACGCCAGCGTGTTGGCGTTTGTGGCGAAAACAAGAATGTTCGCGTTCTCTGGCGTTGTCGAATTGAACCCGGCAGATGCCGTTGAGCCTGCGGCCCGGTAAGTGAGTGAGTTGCTTGCAGACCGCGACAATCCGACGAAATTAGTCATCGACGCATTTGCGACATTGACGGAACTGTCGCCCGTTGAATTGTGAATTCGCCAGTTTGCGTTGACGCTTCCCCTAAAGATGTTGGTTCCGCCAGCATTGTTGACGCTGCTGCCGATGTACGAATCTGACGTTTGCGTCGTCACAGAATCCACCCATACGCTGACATGCTTGTCGTTCTGGCCGTCGGCGTTGTTGTTCCTGTTGCTATCCAGGTATTTGGTCGTCCCGTTGCCGACTAGGCCCGTCTTTCGGTTGTAGTCGCCGGTGACGAAGTTGTTATTCGTCGGGGCGGTGCCGACCAGCGGCGTCAACGCCCCAGAGAGCGTGCGAGCGCCTGCGAGGATGCAGGACGCCTTGATTGCTGACCAGATGCCGTCGGCCTTGCAGTCCACGACGAACGCATTGATTGCTTTGGCGACCGCAACCTCAAGTTTCTGCCCGTCTGCCGTCTGCACGGCCGCGATGTACGCACGGGCGTCAGCGTCCGGCGCAACGTAGCCCGTCTGTCTCGGCCGCAGCAGCTTCGGATTCATCGCCATGCGTCAGTTCTCCACCTTGGCTGCCTTGGGCTGCAACGCGTAAAGCAACTTCGTCTGCTCTGCCACGGCCTGGCTGATCTCGCGTTGCGTCTCGCCGAGTTGCTTCACGAACGAGCGGTGCTCTTCTACCAGAGGCAGTAGCACGTCGTTCCGCAGTATCCACCCGGCTGCAAGTGCCACGAGCACTGGAAAGCCCCATCGCTCCATGATGCCGAACGCAGTGTCTTTCGCCGCCTCAGTCATGGTTTCGTGCCTCACGCATCAGTAGACGCATCTGCGTGCGGTTCTCCTGTCGATCGAGCCACCATTGAACCAAGAGTTTCACGACCTCTTGCACAAGAGCCCCAAGCACCAGCGTCAGGATGATGCCCATGCCGAACTCGTGGCGGGCTGCCCTCTCGATCTGCTTGGTGTAGTGCTTGGCCACGACCTGCGTTTCGTCGGCGTTGCATTGCTCGAGCACCGGCACGGGCCAGCCTCGCACGGCAGACTTCACGATCCGCGAGACGATGCGACGGCCGGCAACCGTTCGCTGTAGCGTCGGCAGGCGATCCCAGACGTGGGCTTGGAGTTCTGGCAGGGTCATTTCTTCCCCGTTCCTTTGCAGATGGGGCAAGGCATGACGATGCGGCCGTCGCCGATCTTCCCCGTGCCGTCGCAGTTCTCGCACCTGTCGCTGGCCGGGCTGGGGGCGATCTCGTTCCGCAGCTGCACGACCATGCGGGCTGTCTCGCAGGCCAGGTCGGCGGTGACGCCGTTGTCTCCCGGCAACGTAGCAACGCAGCCAACGAGCACGACACAGAACGCGAGCAGGAATCTCACAGGATGCCCTCCAGCCAGTTGCCGGGCATCTGCGACGGCTTGAACCCGCTGTACCCGGCATAGACGTAGGAATCCTCCCCGGCCAGCATCCGCGTCGCCACGTCGGCATCGACCCAGAAGGAGCAGTTACGCACCGCCTCGGGAATGTCGTGCGGGTAATGCTTGCCAACCGTGTTGGAGTCGCCCCACGAGTTCGCACAGAGAAGCCCCGGCCGCTTGCCGTAGCGAACGCCGATGAAGCACATGCAATGCCACCAGACGCCGCCCGGCTTGCAGAAGCCGTCATCGTCGCGGGACATGCTGAAGCCCTGGCCGCTGCACACGACAACCGGGTAGCCGTTGCTGATAGCGGCCGCCGCCTCGTTGAAGTTGGTGGCCAGCGTGGTCTCTGAGCACCGCCGCTCCTTGGCAAACGGCTCGAGCACGCCGGGCACGCCAGTGCGGCCCCACTCACGGTCCCGCTGCTGCTTGCCTTCCTCTCGAACTACGGTGCCGCCGTAGTCCACGCCGTAGTGCAGGGCACCGAAATCGCGGATGCTCTTGGCGGCATGGAATCCGGTAGACCCATCGCCGCCGTTGTTCGTCCGCTGCCCCCGCGCTTCCACGCGAGAGAACCCGTACAGGCTCGCCTCGATGGTTCGGCCAGCCCACGTTTCCGGCTCGTGCCGCCAGTGGATGTCGCACGCCGCGAGCACGTCCACAGCCAGGCTCGCGCCCCAGCCGACGCATGAGCCGACGTTACCTTGCGAGCC